GCTGTTAGAAACCGTCAAGGAGACATTCTTGACCCATCTTCTTACTATCTAGTTGACCACTCTGTACTTCAAGCAACTGCTGGAGTTCCTTGGACTCCGTGTAACGTAGAGGTTACTTACACTTATGGATATCCAGTTCCTGTAGCTGGAAAGATGGCTGCTAGGACCTTAGCCATCGAGTTCGCAAAGCTGTGGTCTGGAGACGATGACTGCGCTCTTCCACAGCGTGTTACTTCTATTTCTCGTCAAGGAGTTTCTTATACTCTCCTAGACAGCCAAGATTTTATTGATGACCTGAGAACTGGTGTCTACGCTGTAGACCTATTCCTTAAGTCCACTAACCCAGACAAAGCAAGACGTCGCTCAAGAGTTTTCTCCCCAGACGCCCCTAGAGCCAGACGTTATAACGCAAAAGAAGCAGTTCTAACGGCCAACGTAAATTTTGACTTAACCGTAGTTAAGTCAACACCTGCTACTTGGAACTCGGCCACCGCTACTGGCTCCGATGTATCGGTATTTTTTGACGAAGCTGGTTGGACTCCAGTAGTGACACTAAGAAACTACGGAAGCACTAAGTCAGTAGATTTGGAATCCAGTAGCATAACCCTTAATAATGGTGCAGAGTCTCTGTCGTTCTCTATTCCCTACAGCAAGGCTTACGCTGCTCTAGGAATTGTAGACCCCGGTACTTGGACTCTATACGCTACTAAAACAGTTAACGGAGTAGAGCAGGTGGCCGAGCTAGAAACTGGGAACCTAAAAATTAAGCTAAGCAGTTAGGAAAAGACATGGCTACGCAAATTGACGTTACTGGAGTATCTGAAGACGCTCTAAATTTAAAAAACATGATGGACGGTGTTTTGCAAAGAGTCCAAAGCATTTACCAATCTTATAACGTTCCTCTACCTAGCAGGCAGTACTGGACTATAGGCCAGCCAGCCATAGACTGCGAGCAGTTGGTTGTAAACCTTGTCCAGCTTTACTTAGGAGCACCAGGAGCTCAAGCTAACGAGCCTATGAGATGTAACGTTCCTAGAAGTGCCACTATAAATGTTTCTATCTCAAGAGAAGTGGCGGTAGTTGGTCAAAATGGTAGGCCACCTAGCGCAGAAAAGATTGAGCAAACTTCTACTTCTTCTGCTATCGATGCTTGGGTTCTTATGGACTCCATGAAGCTTCTAGACATGTGGGACGAGACTGGTTACGGTGTTGGTGTTATTGCAGCTGTAGAAGTTAGCCCGCCTGAAGGTGGATTCCAAACCGTAGTGCTACAAGTCACTATGGCGGTCCCATAAAATGCCAGCCTATGGTTTAATTCCAGACAGCCCCTTTATTTATGCTGGCCAGAGACTGACTGGCTCGCTTAGAAGGGCTGGGTCTCGTTCTTATAAAGGCTCTGGCACTCACTTAAGCTACACCATCACAAACGTAGTAATTTTTAAAGAGAAGCTAAAAATAGAACTCAACACCCCCGCTGGCGGTCTTTGGAAGTACTTAGAAGTAAAAGGCAATAAAGCTGTAAAAGACGCAAAAAGAATGGTTGGAGTTCGAACTGGTGCTTTAAGAAAATCCATAAACATGGAACACTACCCACTTAGAAACGGTCAGTATTTAACAATCGGGTCAAACAAGAATTATGCCTTGGCCCACCACGAGGGCACAAGAGCCCACATTATTACTCCCAATCCTCCAAATACAATTTTAGTTTTTAGAAAAGGAAGCAGGGTAATTGGTACCCCTAGAGTTATGCATCCAGGCACTAAGCCAAACCCCTATTTATCGACTCAGCTTAGACACTTTATCTAAAAGCACCACTTTTAAACTGTAGTAGAATAGAAGCAGTAAACAAACCCGTTTACTATGTCCACAATAACAAAGGAAATAATTACATATGTCAAGATTTAAAGATTTTGGTGCAGGAAAAAGCGAAGGAAACGTAACACCCCTATCCTTCAAACTACACGGCGAAGAGTTCCACTGCGTGACTCAGGTTCAGGGCCGTACTTTGCTGTCACTAGTTGCACTAGCAAACGTAGACGACGCCGTTAAGTCAGCGGAAGCCGTTAACAAATTTTTTGAAGTTGTTCTTCTAGACGAAAGCCTAGAGAGATTTAATTCTCTAGCTGAAAGCAAGGACAGAATCGTAACAGTTGAAACCCTAGCTGACATTGTTGCTTGGCTAATGGAGGAATACTCTGGACGCCCGGAAGCGCAGCCAGAAGTCTCTTAATTTGGGCGATAGACCTCTGGCACTTTATTAACGGTAAGGCTCTTGTGAACGGAATAAATCTTCTAGAAATGGAAGCATCTGACATGTTAGATGTTGTTCATTACTTCTTTGAAGAAGATATGAACTATTCCACAGCTGAGCAAGCCCAAGCTCACGAAAAAATTAGAATAAGTGTTTATAGAAATCTATATAACGAGACCTATAAATACGCTTCTAATTCCTCAAAGTCTTACGTCAGTGCTTCAGCCAACGATGAATTTTTTGCCTCACCAAACGAGCCAATAGATGATTTGGGAGACATTAAGCCATTTAATCCTAGGAAAAAAGCTACTAAACCATTCATACCTTCTACAGATGTCTCGCAACTTGGCTCTGTACTAGACGGTCCATTGGTTTAGAAGTTTATTAGTAGCAGTTAGAGGAGGTGAGTAATGGCAGTAGTAGGTTCCGCACAAATTATTGTGCGAGCTATAACAACAGATGTAGCTAAAGACATTGAAAGAGGAATTAAAGGCGCTAGTGGCGCTGTTTCAACAGCAGGTCAAAATGCTGGTAGAAAATTTTCTAAAGCTTTTAGTGGCTCTCAAGGCACTCTTTTTCAAAAAATCTCTAATGGATTGAAAGCCATTGCTCCCGAAGCTGACGCTGCTGGAGAGTCTTGGAAAAGATTACAAAAAACTGGTTTTGTTTTACAAACCACTTTAGGTGTAGTTCTTGGTTCCATAGGCTCCCTAATTGGTGGTCTCGCTGGATTAGCTGGTGCAGTAGGAGGTGCTATACCAGCTGCCTTAACTTTTATTGGTGTATTAGTACAATTAAAAATTGCTTCTGCACTTGCTAATTTAGCATTAGGTGGAGTGGGGGCTGCTGCTCAAAGGCTAAGTGAGGCTGGTGGAAGCGCTGCTCGCTCACTAAAAAATGAAATTAGAGCTGTAAATGACGCTCAAAAAAATCTACAAAGAGTAGTCTCAGACAACGCTGACAGGCTAGAAGATGCCAACGATAGAGTAACTGATGCTCAAAATAGACTAAACCGAGCAATACGTGAGGGTAGAGAAGAACTTCAGCAATTAAACTTTGACGCTGAGGATGCTGCCTTAGCGGAAAAGAAAGCAGCCCTTGAGCTTGAGCGAGCAAGAGAGACACTTGCACGTGTACAAGACTTACCACCTAACTCTAGAGCTAGAAGAGATGCAGAACTTGCATTTGCAGAAGCAGACTTAAACCTCCGTAGGGCCATTGATGCCAATAGAGACCTTGCAGCAGAGCAGGCAAGAATTGGCGGTGACATAAATAACCTTGAAGGCGTTATAGAAGCCGAAGAGGATTTAGCAGAAGCAATTGAAAATAGAGGCGAAACTGAGCAAGAAAATGCTGAGCGTCTAGATGACGCTAATGAAGCTCTAAGAAGGGCTAGAGAAGATTTAGCCGATGCTCAGAGGCAATTAGGTGGCTCAAACCCGCTAGCTGGCTTAACAGCAAGCCAAGCTGACTTTGCTAGATTCTTGGCCGACATTAGGCCACTGCTAGACGAGCTGAAAGAAGCTGTGGCCTCTGGGTTCTTGCCAGTACTCGAAACTCAAATTAAAAGAGTAATTGATATTGCATTCCCCACTCTTAAACAAGGTTTTGGCGAGGTAGGTACTGCCTTAGGAACATTTGTAACAAAGCTAACTGACTCGATTGTTGACCCTCAGAACGTGGAAAGACTTGGGGGACTATTTACTTCTACCGCTGGCACTATTTCTCAAGCTGGTGACATAGCGGGCGACGGTTGGGAAATTTTCCTAATCATTATGGAAGAGCTAGACCCACTAATTAGAAGTTTTATGGACTTCTTGGTAGGAAAAGTTGACGCCTTTAAGAACTTCCTAAACGTTGAGCAGGAATCTGGAAGACTTACTGACTTTTTTACTAGGTCAAAAGAAATTCTTGGCGACCTATCAGAAGTGTTTGGCAACGTATTTAACGGCCTTGGCGACATTATCATGGCCAACTTCCAGCCAGGTTCTGGCGGAGACATGATGATTCAGTGGCTGAAAGATGCCACGGCTGGTTTTGCAGCTATAGGTGATGACAGTGCTGGACTACAAGAATTCTTTAGAGGAGCTGCTGGTAACAGCATTTCTATCTTCCAGTCAATCGGAGCCTTAATTAAAGAAATTATTGGGCTTGGAGCGATGCCAGAAATAGGTATGTTCTGGGACACCCTAAAAGAAGGCGCTCCTTATGTTGGAGAAATTCTAAGAAACGGTATCTTAGCTGGCCCAGCTATGGCTAACTTAATTGTAAACATTACAAGAATAATTGCAGCCTTTGCTGACTCAGGGGCTCCAAAGGCCTTCTTCGATACCTTAGCTTTTGCAGCTGGAATAGTTGCTGACATTTTAGAAAACAAACTAGTTAAATCAATCCTAGACTTTATAGGACCTATCACTGGTACCATCTTGGCCGTAACTACTCTATCTGGTGTAGCTAAAGCTTTTGGATTTGTTATTGCCTTCGTTGTAAAAGCATTTTTGGGCCTGAACCCAATAGTTAGAATAGTGACAATTTTAGCTGGATTATTTATAGGGCTTTACAACAGTAACTCTGAATTTGCTGCTTCTATAGATGCAATATGGCAAACTTTGCAGGGAACATTTGGCACATTAGCAACAACCTTTACTCAACTAACCGACACACTTGTTCCAGTATTTTCTAGAATTTTAGAAGTCGTTGCTCAAGCCATAGTTCCAGTTGTAGAACTAATTGCAACCACGATTGCAGACATAGTTCCAAAACTTTTGCCAATAGTTCAACTAATTATTGACGCAATAGCCCAAGTATTGCCGATGATTGCGTCAATAGTAGAAGCGTTATTGCCAGTCTTTCAAACTATAATTGCGGCTATTGGTGAAGTATTACCAGTAATTATAGATTCGCTTATCCCAGTGTTTATGATGATTATAGAAGCAATTATGCCAGTTGTAGACATAATTGTGCAGACATTAGTTCCAGTTATTCTTAGCCTTATTGAGACACTGGCTCCGCTTATTACTCAAATCATAGAAGCGGTTGTCCCAGCTTTTACAGCAATAATTAAAGCTGTTACCCCTGTTATACAGCTTTTGTTGGGA